GATCAATTTGAACTTCCTGCCATTGGTCAGATAGGATGAAGAGTATATATTTTCCCCAACATGGTGGCGTTAAAACTGAACAACGATTAATCCAAAGTTTGGTTGATGAGCAAATTAAGTTGTTTGGAACTGATGTATACTATCTTCCTCGATCAATTATAAAAGATGTTTCTTTAAATGATATTAAATATTCTGAATTTAAAACTCAGTATATGATTGAGATGTTCCTCATTAATGTGGATGGATTTGGATCACCTTCAGAATTTATTAGTAAGTTTGGATTGCGTGTGACAGATGAGATACAATTTGTCGTATCAAGAAATAGATGGAGTCAGATATTTAATAACTTTGCTGACATAACAGAAGTTGATGGTAGACCTAATGAAGGAGATTTGATCTACTATCCTTTAACAGAAGATTTGTATGAAATTAAATTTGTAGAAAGAGAAGCACCTTTCTATCAATTAGGTGATAGATATATCTATCAGATGACTGCTGAGATCTATGAAGTTGGTGAAGATAATATCGAAACTGGAATTCCAGATATTGATGTTATTGAAGAAATCTTTAGTCCATCCATTTCACTTCAAATGGATACTGCTGGAACAGGAGAATACACACAAGGGGAAACTGTGACAGGATCTGTTACAGGGGTTACTGCTGAAGTATCTTATTGGGATTTGAATTCTGATGTACTTACTGTTATTAATAGAACTGGTAATTTTAATGCTAGTGAGGATTTAACTGGTGGTGAATCTAGTACAGTAAGAAGTATCACAACAGTAGATAATCTGACAATGAATACTTCTGCATACGCAGACAATAAATACATAGAGACCGAAGGCGATAATCTACTTGATTTTACAGAAGTTAATCCTTTCGGTGAATTTGGAAACGTTTCAGGTGATTGGTAATGTTAGGACCACATTTTTATAACGAAGCAATACGTAAAACTGTTGTTGGATTTGGTACATTGTTCAATAATATTGAACACAGGAAATTTGATGCTGCTGGTAATGTATTAGAGGCAGAAAAAGTACCTCTTGCATATGGACCACAGAGTAAATTCTTAACACGTTTGGAACAAAACCCAAGTGTTGATAAGAAGGTTGCTATTACATTACCTAGACTATATTTTGAAATGTCTGGTATTAACTATGATTCTTCTAGGAAGATAGCACCAACACAGAAATACAGAACTGTCATTCAAGATTCAAAAGAAGTTCGGGTTCAATATGTACCCGTACCATATAATATGGAATTTGAATTGGGTATTATAGCAAAGTCTCAAGATACAGGACTACAAATATTAGAACAGATACTACCTTATTTTCAACCTAACTTTAACATTACGTTGAATATGATTCCTGATATGAATGAAAAGAAAGATATATCTATTATTTTGAATTCTATTAATTATGCTGACGATTGGGATGACAATTTTCTAGATAGACGAAGCATAGTATGGACCTTGATGTTTACTGCTAAGTCTTACATCTATGGACCGTTCAACAAAGCGGATGTTATCAAGAAAGCTATTGTATATGAATCACCAAATTTAAAGGGTGTTGCTGAACGTAGTACTAAGATGTCTTATACACCTAAGGCATTGAAAGATTATGATTCCGATGCAACTACAACTACAACTGCAGATCACACAGAAGTTATTACTACCATCACAGTATCTGATTCTAGTAACCTGGCGGTTGATGATAGGATTGTAATTGATAGTGAGATAATGAAGATAACCAGTGTCATTGATGCAACATCTGTTAAAGTCAAGCGACATTGGGATAGTACAACAGCAGCAACACATGCAACTGGTGCTACTGTTAATAAATTAACCACGGCTGATGATGATCTTGTAATTTCTACAGATGATTTTGGCTTTAATGAAGGTATTGAAATGTTATGACTGAAAAATTAGATAAAAAAATGGTAAAGAACATGGAGGAAGTCTTAGATATCGAAGCTTCTAATACTCCAGAGGGAGGATGTGCTCCTAGAAAAAAACAATTACGTGATGTTAATGATGATAGCAAAGATGATTATGAGTATACTAGAGGACAACTATATACTCTTATAGATCAAGGACAGGAAGCAGTACGTGATGCTTTAGAAGTAGCACAAGAATCTGGACATCCCAGAGCATTTGAAGTTGCAACTAATGCAATGAAACAAGTTGCTGATATGACTGATAAGCTTATTGATCTACAATCAAAAATGAAGAGACTTGACGAACCTACCAAAGGTAGTACTCCTACTACTGTAAATAACACTATGTTTCTTGGTAGTACAGCAGACTTACAAAAAATGTTGAAAAAAGTGGGAGCAGATGAATGACAAAAATTTCGATAGCAGTCCTTCAAACAAAGGTGGAAGCATTAATTGAAAAACAAAAAGAACTCACTGCACGAGTACGTGCTAATGAAAGAGTAGTTGCTATTGTAAGTGCCATTGGTATTGGTGCTGGTGGTATTGTAGGTACTACGGCATTCGCACCAAAGGCAGAAGCTCAACAATGGAACAGACCTACTGATTGGGTACAAATGTTGATGGACTGGGAAAACGAACAAAATAGAATTCCTCCATCTGTTACTTTAGAGAGTGCATTATCAGATCTGGATGATAACTTTGAACCAGAAGAGTTAAGTGTTTTTGTTAAAGGTGATGATGGTATGAGAATATGGAATAGTATTTTCAAAGATCAATGACTACTAGTGACAGACACGATGAACCAGAATGGGATCCTGAAAAAATTGATAAGGAATGGCATTGTGTTACAAAGATGGGTATTATAGAAACTAGGATGCTATATAATGTTGTGTGTGGATACTTGGAAATTTGGCCGGGTTCTCCTCAAAGATCTATCGAAGAACTGAGATATCTTCAAGAATTGAAAATTAAACTATTTGCGATGATTACTGATTATAATTTTACACATATATCATGAGGAGAATTAGTGGCATCTGATCAGGTATATCTTGGCAACCCGCTTCTGAAGAAAGCAAATGTTGCACAACAATTTACAAAAAAACAGGTAGAGGAATTTATTAAATGTAAGAACGATCCATTATATTTTATTAAAAATTATATTCAGATTGTTTCTTTGGATCATGGTCTTGTGCCATTTAAGTTATGGGATTTTCAGGAAGAATTAATTCAAAAATTTCATGACAGTAGATTCAATATTGCTAAACTTCCTCGTCAAACTGGCAAGTCCACAACAGTGGTTTCATATTTGTTGCATTATGCTATCTTTAATGATAATGTAAACATTGGTATTCTTGCTAACAAGGCATCCACCGCTAGGGATCTACTAGGTCGTCTTCAAACTGCATACGAGAACTTACCTAAATGGATTCAGCAAGGTGTTATATCATGGAACAAAGGTTCGATGGAGTTAGAAAATGGCAGTAAGATATTGGCAGCTTCTACATCTGCGTCTGCTGTCCGAGGCATGTCGTTCAATATCATCTTCCTCGATGAGTTCGCTTTCGTTCCGAACCATATTGCAGAGTCCTTCTTTGCCAGTGTTTATCCTACTATTACTTCTGGTACAAAAACAAAAGTAATAATCATATCTACTCCTTATGGTATGAACCACTTCTATAAGTTGTGGACTGATGCTGTTAATGGTAGGAATGGATATGCCTGGTCTGAAGTACATTGGTCTGAAGTACCTGGCAGAGATGCTAATTGGAAAGCACTGACTATTGCCAATACATCAGAACGACAGTTCACTCAAGAATTTGAATGTGAATTTTTAGGATCTGTTGATACTTTAATTTCTGCTGCAAAATTAAGAGCATTAGCATTTGAAGAACCTATTAGCAAAAATAAAGGTTTAGACATATATGTAAGACCAGAAGACAAACATGAATATCTCATGACTGTTGATGTGGCAAGAGGTATAGGTGGAGACTATTCTGCTTTTATTGTATTTGATATTACAACTGTACCATATAAAATTGTAGGAAAGTATAGGAATAATGAAATCAAACCTATGCTTTTTCCCAATGTTATTAATGATGTAGCAAGGGCATATAATAATGCATGGGTGTTATGTGAAGTTAATGATGTAGGAGATTCTGTAGCATCTATATTAAATTATGATCTTGAATATCCTAATGTCTTGATGTCTGCCATGCGTGGTAGGGCTGGTCAAATTATAGGACAAGGATTCTCTGGAACCAAAACACAACTTGGTGTTAAGATGAGTATCACTGTGAAGAAACAAGGGTGTGCTAATTTAAAACAAATTATAGAAGATGATAAATTAACCTTTAATGATTATGAAATTATTGCTGAATTAACTACATTCATTCAGAAAAAACAATCCTTTGAAGCAGATGAAGGATATCATGATGACCTTGTGATGTGTATGGTTATCTTTGCTTGGTTGGTACAGCAAGAATATTTCAAAGAAATGACTGATAATGATGTTCGTCAGAGAATATATGATGAGCAGAAGAATCAAATTGAACAGGATATGGCACCATTTGGATTCATAACAACAGGTCTAGAAGGTGATGAAGGTTTTGTTGATGGTGATTCTGTTTGGGAGTATGGAGAGACACAAGAAGATGTTTCTTACATGTTACCATTTTAGCGTGGAAGTCAACAAAAGAATAAATAATTTTAGATTAATATTGGCACTACACGAGGAGTTAAAACATGGCAAGTCAAGTCTCGCCTGGAATTGTTCTTAAGGAACGTGATCTATCTAATGCTGTAATTGTTGGCGCATCACAAATTACTGCTGCTCATGCGTCTACTTTCCAAAAGGGTCCGATTGGAACAGTTGTT